GTGCTCGGTACGGGCCTGATGGCGAAGACCTGAGCAGCCCTGTTGAAGAACGCCTTGTACGAGCCAGTCACGTAGGGCAGCAGGACGAGCGTGTCGTAGAGTTGCCCAGAGCCAGACCTCTCGTGCATCTCCTCCATGGTGGCGATAGGCATCTCCACACGGTCGCCAGTGTTGCCTGACGGCCGGTAGAAGACCTTGTCCAAGCAGCCAATCTCTCCAGCCCCAGTCAGGTAGGGCGTGCCCCTGAAGGCAATCTGCTCTGTACTGGCCGGATAGGTGAAGGTAGTCGGTGTCGATACCATCGACGTACCGGCACGAGCCACGAGCTGCTGCCAGATCCGCCTGTTTGACCTGTCGATCAGCAAGTTCAAGTCGGCGTCGGTGAAGGCAGCAGACGACTCGTCGCCGAGCAGCGTCCGCATCATGCCTCTGGCAGCAAGAAGATCCATCAGTTGTACCAAGTCCTTCCACAGCCAGTTGGGTCCTTCCCGGTCCTGGCCATGATCTTCCACGCCACCTCGTCGAAGTCCTTGTCGGGACCCATGGCCTCGCCGTCTCTGGCACGCTGCCTCATCCGAGACATGGCTTCCTGGCCATGCTTGGTAGTCATCGAGCGCTTGAGCACCTCGGACACCAAGCGCAAGTCGGCTGGCAGGTAGGAGCCGAACGCCCCAACATGCCGGTAGAACACGTACTTCAGGCCACCACGCTCGTGCCAGACCTCCCAGCACTCGAAGCGAGGCGACCAACGAAGCTCCAGGCGCGGATCGATGCTCTTCAAGGCTTGTTGCGTTTCGGTAGGCAGCCGTCCAGGAAAGGCAGTCGCCGGAGCCCAGAGTGGAGCTTCAGGGTTGAACGGGCAGGCTCTATTCTGTGTTCTTGTATGCATGGTCCCAAAACGAAGAACGGGGCCCCACCGAAGTAGGGCCCCGCCCGTTGAATGGAAGCAGGGCTGGCGTGGGGCTTGACCCTGCTACCGAGACGGTTGTGGTGCTTGCTAGAGGGTCGTTGTGGTCTGCGTGATGTCCTTCAGGACACCAACGGCTGCCGGGGTGTAGGTCATGAACTGGCCTGCCCACCGGAGCCAGCCGCTCCAGGTGTCGTAGTTCGTCTCGCTGTGCCGCAGGAAGCTGCCGTCTTCCTTCGCCTCACTCATCTGGTGAGCGATGGCGTAGCCCATGTTGTCGGTGTCGCAGGCAATGAGGGTACGGTGAGGAGCGTACTTGTCGCGGAGGATGTCCACGTCGCCCTGGCTCATGGTCGCACGAGTGACCGCGTAGGTGGACTTCGTGCGAGGGATGTGACCAGCGTCAGCCGTCTGCTGGTTGAAGAAGGAGTAGTTCGCCGACGCGATGTCGATGTAGTCCTCCCACATGCCCGACTGCATCATGAGCAAGTCGGGAGCGACGAAGAACCGCTCGTTCATCCCGAGCAGAAGCCCGTCGATGACGCTCTGGTCGAGGGTGCGGAGAGTCCCGCTATTGCCCTGGACTTCCGAGTCCCAGTAGGCAGCCCGAGCCGTCCCGTACGGACTGGCGTCACGGGTGAAGTTGGCGAGGCCGTCGAAGCGTGCTCCACCACCAGCAGTCGCGGTAGGAGCGTTCTGGTAGCAGTCGATCAACTCGCCGTTGGCTGCGGTGGTCGGCACGAAAGTGGCTGTGGAACCAGCATTGGCCCCCGCGAAGTAGATCGGGCTTCCCACCACGTAGTTGGCAAGAAGTTGTGCGTCGAGAACCACGTCTGCGTAGGCGTTCGTGCCGTAGTCTCGTGTCACCGAAACGACCTGACGGAACTCCGCAGTAGCAGCCCCGCCCACTACCCCGGTGAGGGCGAGCCAGTCGCCCGGCTCGATCCACTGACCACCGAAGGGCAGGTTGGTGTCGATAGTATTTGCGGTCGGAGCGTCCGAGCCGTTCGTCCACGGATGGACAATGCGCAGAGGGCTGGCGGCTGTTCCATCGTATCGGAGAGCCGCATTCCCGTTCAAGCGATCAACGGCTGTATGCACGATGCCAACGCTGTTCGTCAGGCCGTTATCTGCGAGGATCACGGTCCCGGCTCCACCAGCAACATGGGTTCCGCAGTCGGCGATGCTCGACCCGTACAAGTACGTGTTGAACTTGCGAAGATGCTGCATCTTCACGTCCTGGACGGCCATCTCGACCACGCGCTTGATGTAGCGCTCGTGCTTGCCTCGAAGCTCGGAGTCCCAGAGGAACTGCACGAGGAAGCGCCAGATCGGGTAGCCGAACGTCCGGGTGCTGTAGGTCGCCCGGTCGCCCTGGGGCAGTCGTCCACTCACGCCACCAGTAGATCCGCCCTTCGCCATGCGGCGAACAGGGAACGACCCAGTATTGCCCTCACCCCACGCGATCTCGTCGGCGCGGTCCTTGAAGGCTTGGAACCCCGCTGCTTCGACCTTGATCTCCTCGTACATCTTCGGGAAGTACAAGGTCGTGAGGACGTTGCTCAGGTTTGCGGGAGTGAGCGTTGCTGTCGTGGGCATGGGTTACCTCTAGGCTTCTTTCTTGTAGATGGCTTCCCACGCCCTATCCTTCGCGGCCTTGAACTCGTCGTCATTCATCTTGCTGACTGACTTCCCAGGCTTGAACGGAGTTGGCTGGCTGCCGCGAACTGCCTGCCTCGTCTCTACCGCCTTCTGGGCGGCGATCTCGCCTGCGACCTGATTCAGGATCTTGGACCACTTCTGGACCACGGTCCTGATGCTTGCCGCGTCTACGTCTGCCCGACCGCTCAACGTCTGAGCACGAGCAACGCTGACAGCGACAGCGTTCTTGAGGATGCGCGCATAACCTCTTGCTGGAGCCCCGTCATGCTTCAGCTTGAGGCCCTGAACCTCGTCAGAGATCGCGTCGTCGATGGACGTATTGATCTGCGTTCTGAGCGACTCCTGCCGCTGCTGCTCCATCTGCTCCTGCTGCTTCTGAAGCATCTGCTCCAGCTCAGCGATGCGCTGGACAACAACGTCAGTCTCCTGCGGCTCCTGCGGCTGGCCAAGACTGCCACGAAGCTCCGTGAGCATGCTCTGCAAGTTCGCCGCAGGGTCAGAGGGGCCAGGAGCCTCGGGCACGCCAAACTGGTCAAGCTCGGCCATGATCGAGTCCACGTCGATCTCGCCGCCCGGTGCTCCAGCAGGAGCCTCTTCCACTGGCAGGGCTTCCTCGACCGGAACCGCATCTTCAAGAGGTAGACCCTCCTGGGCAGCGGCTTCTTCGATGACGGCGATCTCTTCTGGTGTCGGCATGTTAACCCTGCGGTATTCCTGCCGCGGATGCTAGGGCTTCTTCCTCACCTGTGTCAACCCCTGGTTCTTGTAGGGAAGTCATCGGCGGAGGCAGTCCACCTGGGGACACCTGTCCTCCAGCAACGGTAAGCCCCTCCTTGCCGCCTGGCTGTGCCTCTGGAGGTGGCTGCATGTGCTGCTGATGCACAGCAAGATGCCGGTCGAAGCGCTCTCTGATGAGTGGACCGTACTGGTTCATCAAGACAAACCGTCGATGTTCTCGAATGTGCGTCTCGTGGTCCTCGTACGGAAGCACCTCGATCTTGTCTTCCTCCAGTTCCAGGTCTTCCAGGGAGTCGTTTTCCTCGCGCGCGTTCATGGCTTCTGTGGACTTGTAGCCCATGGCCTCGTCGAACGAGCCAAACTCCATCGCCTCAAGCATCTGCTCTCTGGAGATTGCCCCCATCTGGAAGAGGTTGAGGATCGTTTCCTGCCTCATTGTCTGAGTCTTCGGCATCAGGCTTGCCGTCTCGACTGAGATGTCCTGCCAGAGGAGATCCTCTCTGCGAACTTCGCTGATCTCCGTCGCATGGCCTCGGCCGACAACCGACACAGAGATCGACTCTGAGCCGTAGGACTGCCAGAGACGAACGAGGCGCCTGCCGAACTTCGAGAGCATGCGCCCCATGGAGCGCACAGTCGGCCCCAGTTTCCGATTGTCTAGCTCAGCCAGGTAGGCCACCATCCGGCCAGTAGCGTTCGACGTAGGCGTTTCACCACGCGAGGCGTCGTTGATCCCGGCGATGTGCTGCATGAGTTGAATGGTCGTCTCGGCCATCTTCCCAGTCGTCTGGGTGAAGGGCTGAAACTGCCACGGCTCGGGCCTGCCAAGACGCGGGTTGTACGGGTTGATGGCTCCAGGCTTCGAGTTGATGCCCTTCGGGGCGGCATTCGACGCTGCCCAGAAGGGAGGGCGAACCTCCTGGTCACGCCGCGCTCTGTAGGCGTTCCACGTCATGGAGAGGTCGCGCTGAAGTTGCAAGAGCAGACTGCCGATCCCTCCACCGTAGTCTCGCCACGGCTCCAGAGAGAACCGCATCATGTAGACCGGGAACTCCCCGCCAAGCAAGGGGCCTGAGTCCACAAGCGTGTCGCCAGCAACCACAGACCTGTAGCCATCGGGATAGTCAAGAGTCGGGCGTTCCCAATACTCCAGCACACGAATGCGCCCAGACTGGTCTTCCAGGCTCATGTTCGCAGACTCGGTGTCTGCCACGATGCGAAGATGCCTCGAAACCGTAGACGACCCGTCATGCGTCTGAGCATGGGGGTCGATGTCGGCTCGGTTGTAGTAGAAGCGGGCCTCTTCAAGATGAAGAGTCGTCTCCCGCATAGCCCAGTGGGCGCGGTCGATGCCTCCGACGCCGGGCTCGATGTGCAGGTTGAAGATGTCCACGGGCTCGGTGATGAACCAGCCTTCCCTGTGCATGGCTGAGTCAGGAATGTCGCCTCGACCCACCTGAGAGTCCCAGTCTGCGAAGATGCCAGCAGTGCCCAGCAAGGCGGCTCGCAAGACCACGTCGTCAAGCAGGGATGCCGTGTCGTTGCTTCGGTAGAAGTAGTCGAGCAGTTTCCCGACTCCACGGGCTGCCTGGTACTTGTGCGTGTCGTCGCCAAGGGGCTCAACCACCCAAGTCGGCTTGTTGGCCGAGACGATGGCCGCCGCCGTCCTGACGATCTCCTGAAGGACGTTCAGGACGGTCTTGTCCTCGAACCACTTGGGCAGAGTCGAGTGCTCGCCAGAAGACTTGGCGAAGTCCCGAGCCACGTCTACCCTGTAGCCGGCATAGACCATGAGGACGGTCATGGCTTCTTCGAGCTTGTCAGCCTTCGCGGTGAGGCAGAGTTCTAGCCTGTCTTCGACGTTACGCTGAATCGTCTGTGAGGCTTCCTCAAGGTCGTACTTGCTCATGCAACACGACCGAGGCCCTTGAGAAAAGCGAGGGGGTCGGCACGCTGCTCAGGCAACGCGGGAGGTCCCCCTCCGGCGAAGTCAAGCGTGCCAGCCGGGACAAGCCCGAAGACGTCGGAGAGGGTTCCCGCGGAGGAGGGGAGGGAGGGATTCGTCGTCTGTGCAGGCGGCGGGGCGGCCACAGGTGCCGGCTGACCTACGGGCTGTGCTGGAAGGCCGGTC